CTTTAGCGTTTGCCTCTATTTCTAGCTGCAAGTGCCCAGCTGTCGCCTCGTCTAAAATGTCTCTTATAGTGTCTACCCAGTCTGTAAACTCCTGCTGCTGTGCTGCGCTCCATGATGTAAAAGCGCTCTCTTGGTCGTTAGTCCACTCGGTAATATCCGCAATGTACTGCGCCTCAAACTGCTGCAAATAGCTTTCAAACTGGTTAAAAATGTCTGTCGTGTCTGCCTGCTCTATAAGCCCCGTTACGATACCGCAAAGAGTTGTATTAAGCCTCTGGTCTGTAATAGCTGCCTGCGTAATTGATGTTGCGCCAGCTGCTACGTAAACGTCTGCAAGTGCCAGCTCGTAACAGTCTGCGTTACGTGTAAGCGCTGGTGCTGTAGGCTGTGCAGATAAGCTACCCTGCTTAACTGCTACGTATACGTCACGCTCTGTATAGCTGCAGCGTAATACTACTCTGTCGATACGGTTAAGCGCGCCGTCTGCATTTGCAAGCGTAAGCTGTAGCACACTGTCGTTAATATATCCTGCGCCAGCTATCCAGCCTGCGCCTGCATTTACGTTAACGTGCATGCCGCTGTTTTCTACTACCTTAAGTGCATTAGCGTTAGCATAAAATACGCCGTTACCGATAAACTGCGCAAAGTATGCCCTAAAGTCCTCTGCTTTATACACTCTGTCGCCGCTGTCGCTGTTAAATGGAAAACATTTTTGCGCCATGTTTTTACCTCACTTTCTTTATCTTATCTAGCAGCGTTGGCATGCTCTCGCCAAAAGTTACCTCTAACGTGTGCTTGCCGCTCTGCCATGTCTCGCTTATTTTGGTTATACGCGCGTCTATCCTTATGCCCCAGTTCTTTTCTATCGTGGTTACTACGTCGCCTACGTTAAAATCTTCCTTGTACTGCAAGTTTTTACTTGTGTTAATGGTACTTTCAAACGTCATAAGCTCGCCGTAGTCGTCCAGCTGCGCGTATGCCTCAGTGCTCATAAGCTCTAAGTACTGCTCTGGCGTTAGTCTTGTTTCCTCGCCGTGTTCGTCCTTAACAGTCCAGCTTATATTAGTCATGTCTACGTAAAACTCGTCGCGATCTATGCCCGTTTCGGTTTCGTTCTCTACCTCTTGCGCATATATTGTGCCGTCCTCGTCTGCAGCACTTGTGCAGTAGCATACGTTTTTCATGTTCTCTATGCTTTCTGTGTAGTCCTGCTCTGTGACGTTATCAAAGTCGCGGCTAAAGATACAAGGCGTATTGCCTGCGCTGTTGCCGCTCGACATGTCCGTACCTTTGTAAAGCCAAAAGCCGTAAAGCTGGTTTCTTTCGTTTACGAGTATGTCGTAGCCCAGCTTACCGCTTAAAGCTCTCTCGTAAATCGCGTCTGCTAGTCCGTCGCCGTACTTGGTCGTATAGTCTACGCTCTCGCCGCCTAAGTCGTCCTGCGCCAGCATAATAAAGTTTTCAAACTGGCGGGCGCTTATTGCCTCGTCGCCCACATTGTTAGTAATCAGCTGGTTAATAATCTCTTGGTTAGTTCCCGTTATGATCTGGTTAGAAAGCAGTACACGTTTACTAAACCATTTCTTTAAAAAGCAGCCCTGTAACTCTATTTGCTCGGTGTTGTTTTCGTCCTTAGTGATGTGTCTATAGGTTATTTGCATAGCCCTGCGCCACTCGCCCTGCTCGTCCGTAAACTCTGCTGCCTCGCCGTGTAGTACTACAATGTTGCCCTTAACCAGCAAGGCGTTATTATTCCTTGTTACGGGTGCAAGTAGCTTGCAGTCGTCGTAGTTGCCCTGCTGCCAGTATGTAGGCTGCCATATTGTGCTTATAAGCTCGTCTACAATTCCTAGCGGCTCTAAGTCTCTTGTAAATACTCTTAGCTCCATGCGTTACACTCCTAAATACTTAGGGCTGTAATAAATAGATACTTCTAGCTGGTCTAGCCCGCTGCTGGCGTTGTATCTAAATACGTTGTCGCCTATTTTAAGCTGCATAAATGTGCTGTCTACGTCAATGTATCTAAAGTAGTCGCTTTCTACGCCGCCTCTTGTAAGCGTTGCCCCCTTGCTGCCGTAATCGGTGTTTACTACTACCGTGTCGCCTGCTACCAGTGTTGCGTTTACCTGTATAAACTCGCCCGTGTTGATGTTCAATAAAAGCGGGTTTTCTACAGTTCCGATAGCCTTAAACGCTACGCGCATGCCCGTGTCTACGTCGCCCTCGTTGTAAACGTCTACAATAACGCTAGGCTCTCTGTAGCCAAACTGTATGCCCTCGTCTATAGGTATCTCTAACGGAAAGTAAAAGCTGCCTATCCAGCTCGCAATATCTTTCTTAGTTTCCTGCTGGTCGCGCCAAAATGGAGACGGGCAGCTAAACTGTACTGTAAACTGCTCTAATACTGCCCCACGCTTAAACACTGGCGCATTGTCTACCTTTACGTCTATAACCTTTACAAAGTCGCCGTAAATGTATGTAAGCGTAGCCTTAAGCTCTGGGTTAAGTATCTTTTGCATAGCTCGGCGCAGTGTAAGCATGTTGTCTTTGTCTTTCCTGTTAATCACGCCTACTATGTCAATGTCTCGGCTGTTAATTTTCTGGCTTATAAAGGTTTCGCCATGCTGCCCCATAGAGCTAGACGTATACAGCGTGTTTCTTACGTCTGCAATTCCGTTTACGTCCTTAGAGACGTTAACGTAAAAGTCGCTGCCTACGCTAAACTCTATAGCGCCGCCGTTTTCGTTCTCATATATAAGCCGCTCATAGTTAATAAACTTTGCCATGCTTATACCGTCCTTGCGATCATTCTAAAGTTTTTCTCTGCCTCTCTCTGCTGCTTAGCGTAATCTGTCGTATTAGCGTAAATATTCTGTATAACGGTAATGCCTCTGCTCATAATGCTTGTCTGCTGTCCGTTGTCTGTTACAACCTCTGCAGCGCTTAAGCCTGTGCTTACATGTGGCGTTACGTCAAAGTCTGTAGGTATAGCCTGCTCTATCTGCTTAGAAACGCTCTGCATTTCCTTTTCAAAGCCTACGCCGATACCCTGCGCCATAAATACGCCTACCTCGTCTCTAAATTTCTTAGACGGGCTGGCAATTCCTAACGCGTCCTTTGCTGCGTCTAATAAGCTGCTGGCAATGTTGCTTACTTTCTCTTTAAGCCAGTCCCAGCCCTCGGAAATACCGTTCCAAATACCGCTTACAATGTTGCTGCCTATGGTCTTAAACTTCTCGCCGATATTGCTAAACACATTAACAATGCCATTAAGTACCATTTGCATACCGTTTTTAGCAGTCTCTAAAACTCTCTGCCCCCAGTTCTGCACTTGCTTTACTGCGCCTATGATAGCGTTATAGAGCTTTGTAGGTATCTCTTTAGCTGTGTTAATAATGCCATTTACAAAGGCTGTTACGCTGGCAATAGCCTGCGAAAGCATGTTACTGCCCCACTGAATAACGCTATTAAGCACGTTACTAAAGATAGTTACAAAGCCGTTAAGCATATTAGCGCCCCACGCTGCCAGCTCTGGCAATACTGCTGCAAGCCCTGTAGCAATAGCCTGCACTATCTGCGGCAAAGCGTTAATAAGTGCCTCTACAATTACTGGTATAGCCTCTAAAAGTGCCATAAATAACTGTATGCTGCCCTCAATAATCATAGGTAAGCCGTTAATAAGTCCGTTAACTATTGCCTCTATGATCTGCGGCAAAGCTGCTGTAAGCGCCTCTATAATTACTGGTATTGCCTGCACAAGTGCCATAAAGAGCTGTATAGCTCCCTCGATAAGCATAGGTATGCCCTCGATAAGCGCGTTAATAATGCTAGTAATAAGCTCTGGTAACTTTGCGATAATAACGGGTATTGCCTGTATAATGCCCTCAGCTAAGCCCATAACGAGCTGTAATGCTGCGTCAATAAGTAACGGTATATTATCTATAAGCGTGTCTACCATTTCTAGCACTACCTCTACAATTTGGGGTATAAGCTGCGGTAATGCCTGCGCAATGCCTTTAGCAAGGTTAGCAATAATCTCTATGCCAGCCTGCAAAAGCTGCGGCAATAACTTAAGCAAAGCTGCTGTAAGTTTCTCTATGATCTGTAGCGCACTCTCTGCAAGTGCTGGCAGCTCTTTAATAATTCCGTCTGCCAGTGCTGCTAAAATGTCTGGTGCTACGTCTGCAATAGCCTGCACTAATGTACTAAGCATGCTGGTTAGCTGCGGTATCATGGCTGTTACGTTATCAATAACGCCCTTAACGCCCTCTTTTACCTTTTCTGCTGCGCCGTCTTTGCCTGCTAGCATGTCGCTAAAGCCGTCCATAAGAGTAGTTAAGCTAGGTAATAGCTCGCTTACGATACTGTTTTTAAGCCCAGTAAATGTGCCCTGCAGTCTCGTTAAGCTGTCCTCGAAAGCTGCGCTAGCTGCTACCGCGTCGCTGCTCATTACCATGCCGTACTCGTCTGCCTCGGCCATAAGCTCTTTAATACCCTCGCTGCCACTGTTAAGCAGTGGTAAAAGCTCTGCTGCGCTCTTTCCGAAAATCTCATTAGCTGCAGCGTTTCTGGCTGTCTCGTCGTCCATAGCTGCCAGTGCGTCTATGCTTTCCATAAGCACTTGCTCTGTGCTCTTTAAGCTGCCGTCTGCATTATTCAACGAAACGCCCAGCGCCTCAAACTTAGCGCCCGCGCCCTCTACGCCGTTCTGTGCCTTGCCCAGCTCGTCGGTAATGTTCTTAACGCCTTTTTTAAGGTCGTCAATACTTGCCCCGCTGCGCTCGCATGCGTAGCTTAGCTCTTGGTAAAGGTCGCTGCTTATCTGCAGTTTTTGGCTTTCCTTGTCTATCTCGTCGCCTGCTGCCGCTACGTCGTTTGCCATATCCCAAATAGCTTTACCAGCTGCCACGGCTGCTGCCGCTATAGCTGCTGTAGCTGCTGCAATGGCTGCGCCTGTAGCCTTAAGCGCGTTGCCTGCTGCCTCGAATTTGCTAGCGCTGTCCTTGGCGTCGTCGCCGCTCTTCTTAAGCTCTTTGCCTGCGCCGTCTGCCTCGTTCTCTACCTTGTCTAGCTCTTCTGCAGTCTTTCTTAGCTCGCCCTCAGTGCCAACTAAAGCCGCTTTCTGGTAGTTAAGCTGCTGCTCTAACTTCTTGCTCGCGTCGCTGTTCTCGCCAGTCTCTTTGCGTACTTTCTCTAGCGCTTTCTCTGTAGCCTCTACTTTAGCTTTTTGCTGGTCGTAGACTTTCTGCAGCGTCTCTTGTTTCGCTTTCAAAGTTTCAACGCTAGCGCCGTTAGCCTTGTACTCTGCGGTTACTAACTTCATTTCGCTATTAAGCGTTTTAAGGTTGCTGTTAATATCCGCTACGGCTTTCTTGTAATCTGCCTCGCCGTCGAAACTTATTTTAGTTTTTATCTGTTTTTCTACTGTATCTGCCATTTAAAAGCCCCCTAGTGCTATGTCTATTGGCGCTAGCTGCTCGCCTTTGGTGGCTGTCTGCTCGTTCATGCCGTTATATTCCTTATGCAGCCTAAATAGTCGCATGATCTGGTACGGCGTTTTTTTCCATGCCTCGTGCTCTGGTAGCCTTAGCATTACTATTGCTATGTAAATAAGGCGCGCAGTGTCTAATTTTCCTGCGCGCTCGTCATGTTTCCCTCGTTGCCCTCGCTAGCGCCTGCCTCGTCTGTTGTTTCCTCGCCGCCAGTTGCCCCGTAAGCAAAAGCGTTAATAATGCTGCCCTTAATCTGGTTAAGGTTGCCTACGTGAATTAGCTTACCTACTTGCTGCTCTGTAAGCTCTGGCTCTTCGTCTGCTCTACCCTCGTTAAGTAGCAGGGTAAATAACCAGCGAATATTTTTAATCATGTCTTTACCCTCAGACATTGCAACGTCTAACTTGTCGTAGCCCCCAAACTTGTCTTGAATTTCGTCAAGGGCATTAAGGCTAAAAAGCATGTGGTACTTTTTGCCGTTAAGTTCAATTTCGTATCTACCGTCTTTAATTGCACTCATTTTCTTTTACCTATAAAGGGCGCAGCTTATTTTTACTGCGCCCTCTTTACCTTTCTTATGATCTGGTTAACTGTTAGGCGCTTGTTACCTTTTCTGTCTTAACTGATGTAAACCAGCTAGACGCTACGGCGCTTGTAGGCAGTCCTGTATAGTCTGCTTTCCACATACCGTTTTTAATGGCTTTCATAAAAGTGCCCTCAATTTCTGGTGTCTTAAAACTAATGCTTTCGCCCTTAGTCTCAAAGCTTTCACTAGGAATTTTAAACTGCACTTTCTGCAGCCAGATATAACGGTAAATGCCGTTAATCTTTGCAGCTCTGAAACCTACTGCAACGTAAGGCGCTACGTCCTCGCCGCTTGCCCATGTAATGCCTGCTGCGTCTGTAGCCTGTCCTAATACGCTTGCCAGTACGTCTGCTGCAAGGTCTGCAACGCCCAACTTAATAGTACCGTTGGTAAACTCTTTTACAGACTGGTTAAGCGCGTCGTCTGCGTAAAGTGTAGCCTCTGCCACGTTTACGCTAAGGTCTGCAGTAATTGCCTCTGCAAGTTTCTGCGGCTCGCCCCATACTTCCTGCCCGTCTGTCATTGTGATAGGTGCAAAGTAAAGGTCTTTTAATCCTGTAGTCATGGTCTTTTACCTCTCTTAACTTTTGATAGTTTGTACTGTAATAGGTATTTTGTAATACCCTGTGTCTGTCTCGTAGTCCTCGCCCTCTACGGCGTTTATATAAAAGCCTGCTGCCACAAGAGCTGCTTTTATAGTCTCTAATGTGCTTTCGTAATCGGTCTTGCTAAAAAGCGTTACCCTGTAGGTAATTTGCGCCTGCTTTTCCGTATCGTCCGCACTAAGCGCCGCATTTTCTAACACTCTCTGGAAAGTGCAGTAGGTGCGTGGCTTGTCTTTTCCCGTGTATATTACCCGCTCTGTAGGTAATATAGCGGCTAATATCTCGTTAATGTTGCTCATACTGCGCCCCTCTCTAGCTAATGGTACTGCTAACGTACTTTTCCCATATTTCCTGCGCTTTGCTATACGCTGGCTGCTCGCCCTGTAATAGCCCTTGCGTGTGCCACGGTCTAGCTGCTAGGCTGCTCGTGCCATACTCGAAAATATAGCCGATAGTGGCGTAGCGTACATTGCCTTTTTGCGCTTTTCCTTTTCTCTTGTTACTCATGTTGGAATAGCCGCCGCCATAGTCCGCGCCATGATCTGCGCGCCCCTCTGGTACAATTTCGATACTTTTAGCTGTGCCCTCGTCCTTAATCTTGCCTGCCTTTATGCTTTCGATAAAGCCGCCAGTCTTGCGGATATTGTAGCCTGCTGCTGCATGCTTTAAGGCTTTTACGTACTCGTCTGCCTCAGCTTGTAGCATGTCCTCTACTGCCTTGTCTGCTGCCTGCTCGTGCCGCATAAATGCGCTGCTTAATTCCTCTAGCCCTGTGGTGTTAATCTCTGCCATAATAGCCCTCGCTTTCTAGGCTAAGAGCTGGTACTAGGCTGCGGCTCGTCTGGCTGTGGCTGTGGCTCTACGTTCGTTGCCTGCTGCTTTAAGTCGCTTAAGGTAAGCTCTATAAGGTCGTCGTTAATTTCGTAGGTCTTAAGCACGCTGTAGCGCTTGCCCTCTAACACTACTAATAACTCGCCCTCGTAATCTACCTTGTATAGCTCCACTTTAAGGCTGGCTGTATGCCCTGCCTGCTGGCTGCTAAAGTACTCTGCATAGCCTACGCTTTTTTTGTTGCAAAAAACTGTACGCTCTGTAGGCTCTGTGGCTATTGGAAAGCCGTTACTATTAGTACGCGGCGTAGCCTCTGCCTCTTTAAGTAGCGTAACCTCATGCGCCCACATTGCCATAACTTAGCCCTCGCTTTCTGGCGCGGTGTTGTAGTCAATGTCTAGCGCTAAGCTCATTTTCTGCATGTCGTAGCTGTTCCTAAACTGCTCTGCTTTGCCGTTGTAGTTAAACTCACTACGGGCATAGAGCTTTACGGCTCTAATAATAAGCGCGTCGTCTTGGTCTAGTTTTACTACGCCCTGTGCGCTAAGGTCTTGTAAGCACGCCTCTATAGTGTCGTTAATTTCTGCGGTTATTGCCTCGCTGGTATTAGAGATACGCAGCGCATTTCTAACCTTTTCTGTTAGTGTAGTTGTAACTGTTATTTCCATGTCTGCGCCCTCTTTTCTAGCATTATAGGCGGGTAGCCCATGTAAGCCGCCCGCCCGTTGCTCTTATACTTTCTCTACCAGTCCTAAGCCGCTAAGCAGTTCTAAGCGTTCCTCGTTAGTCTCGAAAGTCTCGCCCTCTGCTACGATACGGTTAAGCGCTACGTCAAAGTAAAGCGTAAGTGCTCTTACCTCGATAGCTGCAGCTGCTTTCTTAGCTGCTGCCTTTGGCTGCTCTTTCTCTTCTACGGGTGCTGCTGCGGGTTTCTTTGCCGCGCTCGTTGCTTTCTTAGTTGCTGCCATAACTTAGCCCTCGCTTTCTGGTATTACACGCTTGCAATCTTCTTAAGGGTTACAAGTCCGTAGTAGTCTACTACCTTACCGTCTGCAAGCATGATAGCCTTAGTGATCTGGTCGTCGGTGTCGTTGTCCTCGTACTTCTTAACGCCCATAGCATAGTTAGTGTTAAGGTCGTAGTTAGTGAAGTCAAAGAGGAAACCAAACTTAGCGTTTACGTCTGCTGCTGCAAAGCTAGGTAAGTGCTGTGTGCATACTACCTCTCTACCGAGCAAGTAACGCTCTACCTTGCCGTCTAAGCCGTGGTTAACGCGTGCAATAGGCTGCCCCTGCTCGTCTGTAAGTCCGATAAAGCCCATAAAGGTCTTTTTAGACATACACCACTTAGCGTTACCCTCGTACTCTTCTGGAAGTTCTGCCTCAGCGTCGATAAGGGTATTGTATGAAAGTGCAGCTACGTTTACGTTTGCGATAGAGTCGCCCTCGTCTGCTACTGTGTTGATGATACCCAAAGGCTCGCCGCTGCCGCTGCCCTTAATAATGCTCTCTTCGAGTTTCTTAGTCATAGCCTCTACGATAACTCTTACAAGGTATGCCTCGAAAGCTGCAATAGACATAGTGTCTACTTCAAGAGATACGGAAACTGCACAACGTAACTTATGGTATGCAAAAGTAACGCTGCCTGCTGCAAGTTTCTGCTTGTCGCTGCCTGCGCCCTCTGCTACCCATGTAGCTACTGGCTTAACAGTGTTCTTAGGGATAGCAACGCCGCCCTTGTAAGCTGTCTTGGTAACAAGTGCCAAAATGCCGCCTACGTTTTCGAGCTTGCTAATGATCTGGTCTACTACGGTTGTAGGAATTACGTTTCCTACGTCTGTAGTCTTAGTGTTAGCGTCGCCTCTGTACTCTGCAGGAATAGCAGTTCCTCTGGTTACGTACTGCATAAATGCCTTACGGTAAGCCATTGTAGCGTACTTGTCGTCGTCTGCTGCTGCCTCTGCGCCGTTAGGTGCTGCGAAAGTTCTTACAGTCCTGCCCTCGCCTGCTGCAATGTTTGAAAGTGCAGCGTTTCTCTTTTCTGCTGCGTCTACGAGTGCCTTGCGCTGTTCGTTAAGCTGCTCTGCCTCGTCTACGAGCTTGTTGCTCTCTTCTACGGAAAGCTCTGCGCCTCTTGTTTCGAGTTCGTTCTTAATTTCGGCAATGCGTGCCTCAATTTCCTTTAAGTTCATGTCTTTACCTCTCTTTTTCTTTTTTTCTTGTGATCTGGTTTTTAAAGTCCTAATGTGTCTACCTTAAGTTTTGCTACACGCTTTGCCAGCTGCTCCCGCTGTTCTAGTTCCCGTCTCCCGTTAACATAGTTGCGCGCTGCTATAGTTGTATCGTCGTTAGCTGGGATAGATACCGCGCTAACGTCGTATACTTTCTTAACCTCTAGTACTGTACGTGTGCGTGTTTTCTGGTCGTAAGCGTCTTTTGTTACGACGAAAGCCCACGACATTTTAGTAATCATGCCTGCTGCAATATCCTCGTACAGTCCTTTTGCAAGTTCTGTGCGGCTAAGGTCTGCTGTAACCTTAAAGCCTGTGTCGTCTAAGTCTAACTGCAGTGTGCCGTTAGAATTTCTAGCAAATACCCTGCCGTTATGGTCGTACTGCATAATAACGTCTGACATGTCCGCGTTGTCTAACGCGTGTCTGTCTATCTGTTCGTAGTACTTTGTGCCGTCGTAGTCCTCGAAAAGCACGTAAGGCTTATCGAAAGTAGTAGCGTAGCCCTCTACAATGTAGCTAGGCTCGTCGTTTTCCTGCTTTGCTCTGACTGCTAGCGGCTGTGCTAGTTCTCTATACTCTCTCTCTTTTACTACTGGCATTATTCCTGTACCCCCTCGTCTGTAGGTGTTGTGGTGTCCTCTGCTGGCTCGTCCTGCGGCTCGTCGTCTACTGGCGTGTTGTCGTCGCTTGCGCCGTTATCCAGCTTAGTAACCTCTGTATACTCTTTGCGAATATAGTACTTGTCGCCGCCGTCTACGTGCGGCATGTT